CTCTTTATTATATGCATCTGTTTCGTTATCAAATTCATATAATATAGCTCTTCTGAAATTCTTATAACCATATTTTTTTAAAGCATATTGAAATGCAGTTTTAGGATATTTAAGAGAATATCCGATTTCAATTCCATTTCCAATATAACCATCGAATACTTTAGGATTTTCTGTTTTATGCACACCTATGTAGATCTTCCCATTGATCAAACATGTAGTGCAATATATAATTCATGTCATAATTTTACGTTTTTAAGTTATTCTCTAATTTCCACATTTAAATGTGTACGCCTGAACAGGCTAGTCGTTGAACCTTATTTGGGACTCCCGTTCACCGGTTTGTCTTATCCAAATCTTGGCTGCTGATAATCTCAGAGAGACTTCCCAGCAATTAAAAGAATTATTTTTCATTACTATCACTAGTAAGGGGACCTATGCTATATTTAAGCCCCATGCCACAATGTGGCTGCCAGCAACGCGGCTTGAAACTTCACCAGAGGAAAGACCATCCTTTCCACCGACACCAACAATCCAGTTATGCATGAACTGACCACCCTTGAAGGTAAGCATTTCCATAGCAGGTTTGTTAGAAATACCATCCTCAGTAAGGTCAACCATGATACCATAGTTACGAGTAGGGAATTCTACGTCAAAGGTTCTTTCAACCTTAAACATAACCTTATTTCCTGCAAACTCATAAGAATGATAAGTTGCACCAAGCTCAACATAACCATTTGCAGCTTTAGAATAAAGAACAGCACCATCAGTCTTGTGCTCAATTAACCAGCGATCAAGAACAGTGTTGATTTCATTCCATAGACGAGTGTTAACCATAAAGAGATAGGTGTTACCCGTAGGTTTAATTGATTTTGCAACAAGAGTTGCAAGAGCCTTCTGGAAGTAAGCTACAGTAAGCTTAGAGAAGACAAATTTGGTAGCAAAGCGCTCAAGTTGAGCAATAAGACCATCAGAGGAGATGATAGGACGTCCAGTCTCACTCTCATAAATCTTAGGTTTGCCATTAACATCAACGTTAGATTTACCCCATACAAGAGCCATATCACGAGCCTCAAGATAATTCTCGATAACTTGCTCTTCAGCTTTCTTTAATGTAAACACAGGGTCATCCTTTCCACCATCCTTACCTTCACCAATCTGAATGAATACATCCTCAAGAGGTTTGTACATTGCAGAAAGATCAATGTCATTACGATGGGTAGCGATGAATGTGCGATGTTTTTCAGTATTTGACTGATACTTTGTATACAATTGTGTTATCAATATGTTACCATATTGTTCAGACTATATCTTCAATCTAATTTGTATTAACCTTATTAGATTGCCCCCCATTTCGGAAATATCCTACTCTACTCACTTCTTTACACAAATATTTCTTTTGTGCTATGTTTTCGATAGTCGTTGAACGTTCCAATTTATTGACTTCGCTGCTGATTGTCTCATTGAGATTTCCAGCAATTAAAGGGGTTTATTTAATTTTTCACTTATTTAAAATAAGCGGAGGAGAGCAATACAAAGTAAAACTTCTAGAAGTTTACCCTCCTCATGAAGCTCAGGCATATAGTTGGTTACAAAGCGAGTCATCTCACCTGCTAGAGCAGTAGGATCGATTGCGGAAGTATAATCCGAATCGTTAATCTTACCAATCACTAAGAATTCATTGTCACGAAGACGTTGAGGACGATTCATAACAATGATAAGGTCACGAGTCTTCTCGATGATAAAGGTGTCGTACTTCTGATAGTAATTCTCAGGGAAGTAGAAAAGGATATCTGCACCGTTGCAACCATCACCCTCAACACGGAGGATAGGAACTCTCTTAATACGGTTAACAGCAATATTCCACTCTACAACGAAAGAATCAACATCTTTAAAGCCGTTCTTAGCCTTACCTTTAGTATAGATATTCTGAAGTGCTTCAGTAAGATGCGTAATAGTGTACTGATCGTACATTGTTGAAACTAGACCCAATCTTGCGGGTTTAACAGAAAGGAACTTCATGAACATGTTGTTATCTTCATATTACTATGAAGTTCAGACTATATCATCACCCCAGTGGGGTGTCCCCCGTTTCGGAATTTCTTCCTACTCTCTTTCGAGATAGTCTTTGAACCTTACTTAATAAAATTAAGTCTTGGCTGCTGATTGTCCTACAAAAGTATGATAAAGTTAGGAGTTTCCAGCAATTAAAGGGATTTGCAAAGTTAGATTACTCTAACCTGGGACTTCTATTGTTAATCCTCATAAGTTCTCGTATCTGCTTGATTAGGTCTAATAGTAGTAAAACCTGATATTCTCATACTTTAACTTATTAATTAATTATTATTTAAAAACAGATAACTAACCGTAAATATCGAATACTGTTTTAGCCTTCGTTGAAGGTTTCTGATTGCGAGATTTAGGTTGAGTTACCACAGACGAATTGTTTTCTTTATTTTTATATTTATCCAATTCTTTTTGTAAACTTGCTTTTTCTTTACGTTCAGTAGCTAAAATATTCTTCCAGTAACGAGTAAGTCCAGTCAGATTATCACGCTCACGAGTTCTATAATAAGCAAGTTCAATAAGAGCTTTTGGATCCTCTAAGTCTTTTACTAATTGACTCTTTCCATCTTTATCTCTTTCGAGTAAATATCTTAACATTACATTTCTGTCTGCGTCTTCAATTTGCAGTGCCATTGCATCCTGACTCTTATCGTCTGGATCTAGCAAGATTTCTGTGAAATCTGCCATAGCTGCCTGTAAATTATTCTGAAGTTCTTGATAACTTTGAGCTTCAACTTCTTCTTGATGTTTTATTTCATCTTCTTCTTGCTGCTTTAAAGAAGCTCTAATTGCATTAACTTCTTTTCCGAAAAGATCTTCGTTTAATTTAGCAGATTCAAGTTTTGAATTTAGCTCATCGTCTGTAAAATCTGGATATTTATTTTTTAAATCAGCTAAATAAAGTTCATCATCGGAATATTCGTCAATAGAATAACTACGATGACGTACTTGATCAGGATTTTCGTTTAAATAATCTTCAATAGCTTTCTTCTGGTAATATTCAATTACATCATCAAGTGTTGCATTATTCTTTCTCAAATAATCAACAACTTGTTTTTCGTAATCCGTATAACCAGGATCAGCAAGTTCTTTGAGAACAGTTAGCTTTTCTTCATCAGTAAGCGTATTGAAATCCTTTTCAACAATCTTACCATCTTCGTCTTCAAACTGAAGTTTTGAAGGATCGGCTATACCGTACTCTTTTAAATATGTTGTAATGAGATCAGACGTTCCTTCTGATCCATTATTGTCTTCAGTTTTTTCTTCTTGATCATCTTCCTTATTATCATCGTTAGAACCGTGATTATAAAGATCAGATAATCCTAGAGGATCGTCTTCTATAACTTCATCCTCAACTACTTCCTCATCTACCTGAACATCGTCATCGGATAATAAGGAATTTAATGTGCTTTCATTTAAATCCATAATACTTATTATTTCCTATTAAAACTCCGCAAATATAAAAAGAATTTTTTTAAATTCCAAATTTATTTTAGAATATTGCGAGAAAAATTATTCCCAATACACCTAAACCTGTTGTAAATTCTCAAAATGTTCTTTTTCTATTCACACTCTTTACTTGTTTCTCCAAATCGGAGATTACATCTTTACTTTCATCTTTTGTATTTTTTATTTGTAATGTTTGATTCTCAATTATCTTTTGTTGAGAATCTATAATATCATTTAATCCTTGATTTTGACTTTCTAAATTGGAAATAAGTTTCTCATTAATTACTTGTAAAGAATCTAATGATTCCAATCTATAAAACGCAGTATTAATTTTATCTAAATCAGGTTTATTTATTAAAACCATTGTATCTGCTACTTGCGAAGCTACTTCTACACATTTAATATCTTTCGGAAGTTGTGCAAAACAAGTAAATGATAAAAGTAATAAAAGAATACTAATTAATCGCTTCATTTTGATAAATTATTTTGTAATCGAACAATCCCTTCTGAAACAGATTTTGAAACAACTACTCCGTCTTTTTTAACAAGAATCTTATTCTTAACTTTTTGTAATGAATCAATAGTATTCTCTAAATCAGAAATCTCTACTTTATATGTTGATATTTGTTTCTCTAATTCTTTGTTTATATATTTTAGAGAATCAACATGTTCTATATTTTCTATTTTTATTTGATTTATTTGCTTTGATAGTCTATTATATCTAAAATTACCTATTATCAGTAATATAAGTAATACTCCTGATATAATAGCATATAATAACTTTTTATCGTTCATTCTTTATATTTTTAAGTGTATCTAATTCTCAGAATTTTTCTTTAAATCCAGCTTCTTTCTTACCTT